TCAAGAGGTGGTGGTTCTCCAGCAGGTGCTAACCCTTCTGCAAACTCTGGTTCAACTGCAACTGACGCAGGAACAAAACGTGCCTTAACAGAAGCACTTTTGAAGACTGTGATTCAGTCAGTTTACACTCAGGGTGGTGATCCAACGACTGTCATGGTCGGCCCTGTTAATAAAGGGAAAATCTCTGGTTTTGACGGACGCTCAAGTGCAAGACAAATGATTGCAAAAGATGCAATTCAAGGTGGAGCGCATTTGTATAGTTCTGACTTTGGGGAATTGAAAATTATTCCTTCAAGGATTTCCAGAGAACAATCCTGTTTCGTTCTTGATCCTGAGTTCTGGAAAGTTGCTTATTTCCGTGATTTCAAACAGGAAGAAGTAGCGAAAACAGGTGACGCAATTAAGCGTGCCTTGCTTGTTGAGTTCAGTCTCATCTCAGCTAATGAGAAGGCTTCAGGGATCGTTGCGGATTGTACCATAACATAATTTATGGCACTTTTACCTTCTAAAAAAAGGTTATTGTCGAGGTCGCAGGGGAAGGAAGAAATCTTCTCCTACGACCAACACGATAAGACCTTTACGATAGAACACAAAGAGGATGTCCAACCTCTAATTGAGATTGCAAAGGATATGTCTGACTTGCAACCTTCAAAAGATTGGAAACTTTCTGCTGTAATACCTCAATTCGTATTAGACCAGAGTTTGCGTGAGAATTGGTCAAAAAAGGATTGGAAAAAATGGGCTAATAATCACGATAACAAGGCATTCAGGGTATGGAAGGGTAGACTTTAGATGGCACTAGGAACATACACTGAACTACAGGCATCAGTAGCAGACTTCTTAAACAGGTCTGACTTAACTTCTGTGATACCTGACTTTATCACAATGTGTGAAGCAGATATCAACAGGAACTTGAGGGTACATGATATGGTTATGAGGACTCGTGCGCCAATCTCTAGTCAGTACGTTAAGTTGCCACCAGATTTTTTGGGGATGAGGAATATTGACCTATTGACTGACCCTGTTACTCCAATGTCTTACAAAAATCTGCAAAATCTAGATATTCATAGAGCAGGTGATCCAACTGGTAAACCTCTGTATTATTCAGTGATGAAAGACAATCTGGAGTTTGCACCTGTACCAGATGGAGAGTACACAGTTGAAATCGTGTATTACCGGAAGATACCTGCACTCTCAGCAGATAACGCAACTAACTGGTTGCTCGATGAACACCCAGACGCATATTTGTATGGTTCTTTGATGCACTCTGCTCCTTATTTACAAGCGGATGATCGTATAGGTTTATGGGCTGGAAAATACAACCAGATTTTAGAACAAATTAAAAAATCGGATGAGCAAGCCAAATTCTCGGGTTCTACTCCATCCATATCATTTACACCATTTGGATAAAATATCATGGCAGGATTAACGAATTATCTTGAAGACAAAATTTGGAATCATGTGTTTGGTTCGACAACATATACCAAACCTACTAACTGGTATGTTGGATTACTGACTGCAACTCCTTCTGATTCCGCTTCTGGCACAGAGGTTTCTGGTGGCTCATACGCAAGGCAGGTTTGTGCATTCACAATAACTGGTACTGGTACTGCTGAAGCGAAGAATACGAGTGCTATTACTTTTCCAACGGCAACTGCTGATTGGGGGATAATCGGTTGGGTCGGCATTTATGACGCATTAACATCTGGAAATTTAGTTGCATACCAGAATCTCCAAAAATCGGACTTCTCAACTTCTACGACAAAAACTGTAAACGATGGAGATATTTTTAAGTTCAATGCTTCAACGATTAAGATACAACTCGACTGATGATCGGATTTGGTTCTGAAATATTCTCTCAGGGTACGTTTGGTAAGGGAGTTATGCAAGGTCATATCGACCTTGACGCAACTTCTACTGTTAAGACTTTTGGAGTAGCTGAGTGGGAAGCAACGAATACTCAAATAAATTCAACTGGTGTCTTAAAACCATTTGGCGGATTAATCAAAGGTGGAACAACATATATCGAAACTATTACCTCAATGCAGTCTTATCCAAACTTTACATGGGCTGGATTTGATATTGCTTCAGAAACAGCAACAGTCTCAACTTATGGTTATATTGCATGGGACGGACAATTGATACCAGATGCAACTTGGACAACGCAAATCATAGACTAAATCATGGCAAACACAACTAATTTTGCAGTAGAAAAACCCACTGTTGGCGGATACCGCAATACTTGGGGTGGTACGATCAATACTGGACTCGATAAATTGACAGAGTTACTTGCTCTCGCACTACCAGTTGGTTCAATTCAGATGTATCCAAAGACCACTGCTCCTACTGCAACCTCTAATGGAGGAACTTGGTTAGTCTGTAATGGTGCTACTTTAGTTCAAAGTAATTATCCAGATTTATTTTCTGTCATAGGAGTCACATACGGAAATGGAGGAAATGCTTCAACACATTTCCAACTTCCAGACCTACGCTCAAGAGTACCAGTTGGTTATAATGTAGACACTATATCTGGACGCTCGACCAGAGCCATCGCAGTAGGTTCAGGTGCAGAAACACACACTTTACAGAATACGGAAATCCCAAAACATACTCATCCTGTAACAGACGCGGGTCACGTCCATCCAATTGCAGATCAGACGCATACGCATACCGGATCAAATTCTGGAGGGACTAGCAATGCTACCTTATCAATTACTGACCCAAAACATAGTCATACATTCATGACATACACGGAATGGTCATCTGGGAGTGGGTATGGGGTTGCATTTGATAATGGCCCTGAGCATGGGAATGTTGCAACATCGTCTGAAGCAACAGGAATTACTATTGCTGACCATAATCACTCATTCACAACAACTGCTAATTCAGCAAATATTTCCACGACTCAAACAAATCCTTCTGGTCGCATCACAACAACGAACAACCAAGCAGATGGAGATGGTGCACATAATATAATGCAACCTTATCTAGTTGTTAATTACATAATTCTCGCAAAACATCCAACATTTAGCTGATATGTCTACGATAACCTATATAGTAAAAATAGCGTCAGGGAAGTTCACGATTGACGATGCTGTAGCACCGAAACTTACCTTCAGAGATGGAGACACCTATATATTTGACCAGAGTGATGGAACAAATGCTGGTCATATTCTACAGTTCTCAGCGACTTCAAATAATAGCGGATCGAGCGAATACACAACTGGAGTCACAAAAACTGGAACTGCTGGACAAGCAGGAGCAAAGACAACCATAGTAACGAGTTCTTCAACAACAGATACTCTGTATTACTACTCCTCTGGTGGCGGAGATCATGGCAGAGAATTTTCTAATTCAGGCTTCAACACTTCTGCAAACTACAATGTATTAAAACCGATTGTTGGATCATCCTCAACTGCGGAAAAGTGGGGAGCAATGGTCAATCATGCAATTGACCAGATAGACCTTCAAGCAAAAGATAATCGTGATTATACAGACCAACACGCTTTTCAGGGAGAGCCACACATAATTCCAAATACTCTATATCCTGCTTGGAGTGGCCTTATAGATAATCATACTGGACATACATTTACAGATTCAGGGAATACTGGACATACTATCACGCCATCAGGAAATACACATCATTCAGGAGCAACAGAGAAAATAGGATCAACCTCTATAAATTTTGATGGTACAGGAGATTATTTAAGTGTAGCAGATCATGCTGATTTTGATATAAGTGGACAATTCACAATAGAATGTTGGGTTAATTTTAGAACAAAAGCAAATTATGATGGAATAATAACTTTTGATGGTACTGGTGGTGCTGATTTTGTACTTGCTTTTGGTTCTGACAACAAACTTCATTTATTTTCCCATGCAGGAAATGCCACAAGTGTAGTTAATTCGGGTGATACAATTAATCTTAATCAATGGTATCATGTTGCTGTTTCTAGAGATGGTTCTAATAATACTAATTTTTATCTTGATGGTGTCTATAAAACCACCGCAAGCTTCTCGGCAAATCATACTACAACAAGTGGTGGTGTAAAAGTTGGAAGATATTATACTGCTGATGATGAGAAATACCTTGATGGTTATATAGATGAACTACGAGTTTCTAATACTGCAAGATATACTGGTACAAGTAGTTTTACACCATCAACATCCGCATTTAGTAGTGATGCAAATACAAAACTTTTAATTCATTCAGATAATGGTGGTCATGTTGGTGCATACGGAACTGCACAAGCAGATGGGAAGAAGTATTATTATACAGACATCAAAGGTAGCAAGCCCATCAAAGACCCTAGAATTGGCAGTCACTTTGGGAGTCAGAGACATAAGTTTTCATCCATTCAACTATTGGAGCAAGAGACTGCAACTGCTGGTGTTGAGGTATATTCAATAGATGGTCGATCTTGGTGTAGAATTTATCGGGGTACAGATACTAATAACAAAATGTATAATAATTCTTATGGTCATTATTTGGAAATGCATAATTCAAAAACTACCAATTCAAATTTTGTTGAAATTACTGGATATTTTAATAGTTTGAATATTTTAACTAATACTGCCTC